ACCAATTGTTGAAGTAACAACTATTTTTGGATCTGATTTTGCAAACTCAGACAAGAATGGATAATCTCTACTATCATCATTAATGCCAAGATGAGTTACCATTCTATTGTAGTCACCTGTGTTTATATTTTTATCAGATTGATCTGAAAAATAGTTATAGTTAAATGTGTCAGTTAAATTATGATGTCTCTTGGTTATGTAAGGATATGCAGGAACTTCTGCAGACTGCTCTAAAGTAGAGAAGTAACAATATCTTCCATCTGGAAAGTCTGGAGTAACGCAAAATCTTCCATTATATTCGTCCAGATCTCCACTACCCAAATTATACACATAATCTTGATCGAAGAAACCACCTGGTCTATTTGGTCTAAGTTTGACATCAGTTATTGAATCTTCCAAATAACTTGACTGCATTCTCTTAAGTGTACCGGCAGCACCAAAAGCATTTGAGTTTCCATATGGTCCGTAAATGGGATTACCATCATATGCCCATCCAACAATTGGAGAATGCTCTAATTTGTTAGAATCAGTCTCTTCATCTAAACTGCTACTAATATTATCTTTTAGTAATTCTCTATAGAACTTACCTGCATAATATCCAGCAAGAGTGGTCGAATCGTCAGATCTTTGTGATTTTACTCTAATATAATCTCTTGATTTGGATTTAAAGTCATCATTCACTCCTGCTAAGAATTGTCTATATCTCTGTACATTATTAACATTCCATTCGTGAATATTAGTTAGAAATTTTGCACCATCACCAGTTGGTGTAACTATTATGGATGTGTCAGCAGACTTGTAACCTTTACCTTTATTAACAATAGTGACCGCTGTTAATTTACCTCCGGAAACAGTCGCCGTAACCTCTGCAAAACTACCATCACCAATCACTTGTATTTTTGGTGGAGATGTATATTCAGATCCCTCATCTAGGATGAATACTGTCTCAAGTTCACCATTGCTGTTAACAAGTGGTTTTAAAACTGCATCCTTTCCTGTAAGAAGTCTTGTATTCAGATTTTTGTTATAGTTTAATAACTCATCATTTCCAAATGAGTTTCCACCGTTTCTAATGAATATATCATCTACTCCACCAGTGATCATAGCAGTGGCAGAAGCATTGTAATAAGATGGTATTACATCAGTATTGCCAATTGATACTACTCCATCAATTGTAATTGATATATCTGGATATCCAACTGTATGAATACCAGAACCAGTGCTATTTAAATTGACATAGATTTCTTTATCATAATTATTGGTAGAAATAGTTGTAGCAGTTCCTGCATGAGCAAGTTTAAACTTGTCGCTACTTAATACTTTTACTTTATAAACTGAATTGACATCAAGTCCACCAATTGCACCAGTTGTCTTATATGAAACTACTTCACCATCAGAAAATCCATGATTTCTGGCAAAGATGTAGTCTTGGTGAGTGTTAATTCCGGTAAAAGTTTTAAATTCGTCTTTTACAAACTCTGGGGGATATGATTGGGAATCAATTTGAATTTTTCTCGTAGAAAGTTTTCTTCCTGGTTCTACGATATCAATTCTATCGATTATACGTCTAATTTTTTTAGATCTGAAAGTATGGTCTTTTGTTCCAAAATTATTAAAGTCAATTAACTTTGTTTTATTTTCAGCATCATTCTTAGTCGATGTGAGTGAGAATCGATCATCATCTATCTTTACGATATAGTAAGTGGACCCAGAGGAGAGTCTATCTGTAGCAAAACCTACAAATGAGGTAGTACTATTAATTCCAATGGGAGTTCCAGTAGCAATATATGTGACTGGTTCAGCGTTTATGAACTTATGTTCTATCTCTGTAATTGTATTGCTGGTCAGGTTTACAGCAAAGTCATTGACTGACACACTATGTGTCAATCCACGCATTTGTGCTTTAAGCAGAGTTCCTGATTCATTTCCTCCTGAAATTTTAACTGAAGGAGTTCCAGCATAATCAAATCCTTGAGATACTAGACTAATGCTATCGATATGTCCTGAACAGTTAGCATAAGCAGTAAGTCCAACTCCACCACTTACAGAAATATCGGGAATATTCTGAATGTCATAACCATTTCCAGTTGAAATAACATCAATACTATCAATTTGACCAAAATAGTACTTATCATTCCCTATGGGAGAATAAAATTCTACACCATTCAATGCAACGCCAATTGGACCTTGAATATCGCTATTTGAAATTTGTTTTTTTGGAGTTTTAAGAAATCTCTTAAAATAACTCTGTGGTTTTAAACTTTTAACTCCATTTCTTATAAATGAATAAAAATCAATAGGGGTAATAGTATGATCGGCAGTTCCTACACCTATGAAATTTATAAAATTACCATTTTCTACGGCAGGATATGTTAAAGCGAGTTTAATCGTATTATCGTCTACTTTGTTTACAACATATGTTCCATCAAAAACATCTGTTCCACCTCTGAAACTTTCCTTTGTTCCAGGTGCGGGATTGTAATAAACCCTTTCTCCATTTTCAAATCCATGATTTGTTATGGTTATATGACCGTTTCCACCAGTGCTAATTCCACTAGTTGGTATTCCTACTGATCTATTTGATACTTGGATATCTGGATATGATGGTAAACTATTAAATGCTACATATGCACTACCTTCATCATCCACAAATGAGTTTTGAATATTGGAAAATCCAGTATCAATGCCAAATTCTGTAGATGCATATCCTATTCTTTTTCTAAGGACATATTTTAATGCTGGATTGAGTGTTGCGGTGGTAGAAGCGATACGAACATTTTTACTATCCGTAACACCAGAAATTTGAACATTATCATCAATAAGAGACAGTGAATCTTGTAACAGGATATCTACTGTGTCGAATTTATTAATATAATGATTCGCTTTTGTGGTAAACTGCAGAGCACCAACGTCTACACTTTCAACATCAATATATGAGACATTATTGTAGAACCACTTGGTAAATAGAGGTTCATTATCTTTATACTTTTCACCAAATGACTCTAAACCAATTATATCTCCTTCTTTAAAATATCTTGTTGAATTTTTACTAGTAATGTCTGAAACTGTTCCAACAGTTCTCATTCTCACTGGTTTATTTACATTTCCATCCTCAAACCCATAAACAAATCTTGCATCGCTAATTTCTTGATTAGGTGTTAATGGAAGACCAATACCACCGCAATCCAAAAATTGATTATAATTTTTAGATTGGTATAAAACTTCGACATATTTGACTCCATCAAAATAATAGAAAGTTCCAGATTCTGGAAATCCCATCGTGGAGTCTACAGTTACAACTTCGACAGAAGCGGTTTCCTGAATAACCTTTGTTTTCTTACTAATTGCAAATTTGTTGGTAATAGAACCGTCAGAAAAAGAAATTTTATAATACTTTTTCCTTCCAAGAAAAACTTCATCAACAGCAGATACTGCTCCAGTTGCTGTTGGACTTGAAGTAGAATCTTGTTGTAGTGTAGTTGCAACTAAATTCTTTGGATCTCCTTCAATTACTTCAACAATGATATCATCAGTTTTTACCCACTCTGCAGAAGAAGGTTGGATTGTTTGATCAAATGGTTTTGTAATTGTAACCCTTTTCGCAAATAAAACATTAAACAGGATTTTGAGTGCTGTTTCTGTTCCTTTGGAACTAAAGAAATCCTTTGCTCTAGAGAGAATATTCTCGATAGAAACGTTTTGGAACTGTCTTTCTTCAAAACCAGGAAGAAATTGGTTCTTATGCTTTCTATAAAACTCTTGAAGGTATACATGATTTAAATTTGATACCAGAGTGCCCTCTGGATGGTCATCAAAGTCCGTTGAACTAAATTGAAGATACTCTTGGTCTAATGATGACTCAATAGCGGTAACACCGCTAAAAGCACGAACACAACCAGTAAAAGAAGTTGCTGTTTTTCCAGTATATGTAATTACTTCATTTTCAATTCTAAGCAATCCATACTGATCAGGAAAACCAATGGTAGTATTAACTTCAATGGTTTCATCCAAGTGAAGGACTTGCTTAGTTAATTTAATTGGAACAAAAGGTTCTCCAGTTGCTGGATTAAGTGTCCCAATAATTAAATCGGCAAATGATTGTACATTTTTAAAGGAGTCTAGATGATCTATCAGATAAATTGATCCATAATCTCTCTCCTCGGAGATATAATACTGCTTGAGGAAGTCAACAAATAATGGATTGTCTGTTCTGATAAATTCTGGCAGCAGGTTGTCCAGAATATTGCCGATTTTTACCTTTTTATCTGCCATTTTTTATCTTGTATATTTTCTGTAACTAGAGAAACTTGATGGTGGAATGTAGATTGTTCCGGACCTGTTAGATCCAGATGCCATGAGGTCTTCTTTGAGAGTCAATGTACTATTTCCTGTAGTATCTAGTACGATATACATGTTCTCTTTTGCCAGAATATCATTGGATTCCGGAACAACTTCAATCTCAATTCTATTTAAAAGATTTGTCGAAACGATATTTATGGGATATACAATGATCTCTCCTTTATCGTAATAAACCTTTCCTGCATTAGTATTGATATACTTAACAATATTATCTGAAAAAGTAAATAATTTTAATGTTCCCATTTCGGTTGAACCATTATCTGGCATATCAGTCATATACACATCACCATCCACACCTTCAATTCTGAATGCAGATGACCTAATATTGAATCCCTCTGTATCAGCATGGAATCTATTGCCATAACAAATTTCATAGTTGGCAAGTTGATTCGTCAGAGGAACCATATTTCTCCTCATGATCAAATTTGTGATGTTTGAGGTAATTCCTGTATCTACCTTATCAATTATATTCAGCAACTTACTGTACTTGACTCTTCCGCCAAAAGAATTAATGTCTGCTGATTTTGCATATGATTCTAATCCACTCAAAATTCTTGATTTCAGTTCAGAAACATTTGGAATGAAACTTGGATCATATGAAACTGTTGAATCATACTCAACATACAGATAATGCAAGTCAATAAACTCTTGCTTAATACCAGCAACAGTATACTTCTTCAGATCTCTCTTGATCGCATCTTTTGTCACATTTGGGATTAGTTCACCATTTTTTGGTTTCACTGTAATGAAGACTTTTCCATATTGTGGTGGATCAAGTTCCTCGCCACCATATGCAGTGACAGAATCTACATTTGGATAAAGGAATGGAATGAGAGCAGTGTAATCATTCGCTGTAACTGCTCTATACTGCGACGAATAGACCCTAGGAGCGAGGTATTTGATGCTATCTATAGGTTCTATCTCATCACCCGACGTAGCAGGCGTCACAGTCGTTATAGCGGATACTCCACTTGTGACAGTTGTCTCAGTATTACCCTGAATATACGTTAAATGACCAGAAAAATTGAAATTTGCAGCTCCATTTGCTGCACTTCCATTTGTTACAATATAAGTGATATTAAGAGTTGCTCCATTTTCGGGTTTTTTACCCAAAATTCCGTCACCGAACAAAATTTGATACTTTTCGTCTTCAATTTCTTGTGTGAGGAACAATCTAGACGTAGAATCGACCTCAAATATGTTTTGATATGGAATAAAGTTCTCAATTCCCGATCCAACGGTCTCTACACGGATTGTTGATGTGTCAATATTCTGATTTGGAAGAATATATTTCGGTGCGATCTGAGAATCATCAATTGTGAAGGTTTTTTTCAGTAAATTTCCTTCAAAAATTTCAATATTTGTAAATCTAGCAATTCCACTGCTATTTGGAGTGACTGTAATGTCTTCTGGAATGGAAAAAATGTAATTTCCGTTTTGAACTGCACCTAATGCAACAACTCCTGCCTTTAATTTAACAGTTCTAACTCCACCAGAGATTCCAGACGTATCTACAGTAAAACTTACCCTTGCAACTGGTGATTTTGTGGATCTGGGGACATATCCAATGTTTCTCGCCAAAGAAACCACATTTTCACGCAGAGTTGCGCTGTCAATGAATGACTCATTGACCGCCATATTTGTATTATAGGCGTTAATATATGAATTATATGCTAAAGTATCGATTAAAACCGAAAAATTAGAACCTTCAAAGTCAAAATCAGAAAAATTTGAATTTGCCCGCAGATATTCCTTAATCTGAACACGCAAATCATTGAAATCTAGGTTAGTAAACTGATTAAATGACATTATACTCTAGTGGCTTGTAATAGAAACTCAATTTGTTGGGTTGGAAAAGGTAGACCAACGATATCGTAACCAATTTGAACGAAAATACCGTTACTGTCTACCTGACTTTGAGCGAAAACTTTTATATTTTCAATTCTAGGTTCAAAATTTTTGAGTAAAATTTCTATTTCATCCTCTAAAAAGTCAAAAGAGTCTTCATTTACCAATTCAAAAAGAGAACTACCTACACTTGTACCCAGTAAAGGATTAAAAAACCTCTCATTAGTTACGGTTCTGACCAAATTAATGACAGATTTTTTAATCGCATCTTCATTTTTGAGGACAGTGATGTCATTTGTCACAGGATGCCTTACAAAAGACAAACTTATATCTCTAAAACCTCTAGAAAGTTGAGCAGTCATCCAACCTTAATATACTTGTAGTATATCTATAATAGTTTTTAGTATTTATTGAGGTTTAATAGCGATTTGGAATGTCTGTATAGTCTTCTGGATTGAAGATTTCTTGTTCATTCAGGTCTTTTTTTGGTTTTGCCTTATTATACATCACCTCATTCAGTTCAACTTCCTCTGGATCTGTCTTTCCTGCTGCTCCTTGCCAGTAATCTGTGATCAAAGATGTTGTTCCCCACATTTCTTTCATGTATTTTGTGTCCCTATCAACGTGATACTTCGCCATTTTTCTCCTTTCGGGTTGAATCAGAACTTTTTGAGGGGTTTCCATCCCTTTGGTTATTTATTTTTTGCCATTGATCGTTCGCTAGATGATCTAGGAAATCATGACTTGGTGGATTTTTCATTCTGGTTGTGCCTCAATATGATGTGAATATTGATCATCGATGTCTGAAACGACTTTTTGTGGATATTCTTCTCTTTCTTCAGGTGTTGTCCAGAAATAATCATCGCAATCACCCAAACGACCCCAGTGAACACCATTTTCTACTTGATACCATTCGGTAGATACTTTAAAATCTGGTGTCTTGGGGTCTTGAGGAGTTAATGAGATGTCATAGATGCGACATCTGTTGTTTGGATACAGTGCATACTGACCATTATACAGTTCAATCAGATTAAATGACTTATGTTCGCTTGGCATTTCTGCCGTTGAATAGTCAATAATGTCTGCATCACCATGATAATTGTCTAATGTGCAAATATATTCGCCTTTCATTGTACCAAAGTGTCGAGTGCGTATCTCCCACTCCATTGACCCTACATGCTGCTTACACAGTGTAGTGACATCATGGTCCATACAGTTCCAGAACTGCAGGTTGGGGAGGTCTAGATCGGGGTCTGGTGTCTTTGGTTCGGATACAAAGGCAGAAATCGGCAACTTATCAAACATTGCCGCATAGTCTGGTAGATATGTTTCAAAGTAAAAGGCACGTCCTGGAAGGCTTTTAGCAGCGATCCATATACCTTTAACAAATTCACCATGTCCATACTCGTGATCACAAAGATATTCTTTACGGACCCAAGTATGAACTGCTGGTAAATTGGTAATTAGTCTACTCATAACCAATCCATTTCTTCTCTAGAATATCTATACAACAATTCTTCATCTTTTTTAATATCTTGAATTGCAATATAATACTCTTCATCATTGACACCTAAATTCGGATCATCTGAATGATTCACATAGTATGCCTGATAGATTCTATCAAGATCACAATCAATCCAAAATCCTTCTTTATCGCACCACGTTAAAGATACGATATTTTTATCCATCCATTTCGGTATTTTATTCCATGGAACTTTAACTGCTTCTTGACGTTTTTTCCAAATAACAGTTCCTTTTGGAATATCACATAAAGAAAAAACACCCACCCCACTACAGACTTTGCTGGGTGCGAGGTAGGTGTAAAGAGTTAAATCGTATGTCAACGACCTTGCCCACGATAACGCTTCTTTGCTTTGTTACCAGAAGATGCAGCATACTTCGTGTGTTGTCCTGCACCTTGACGA